CCGCCTGCTCCCCTACGAATACCAGGTCACGCCGGGAGCCCTCGGCGGTTCCTCGGTCCGCCTAGTCGCCGGCCGCGTCTCCCGATGGGCGGCCAAGTGGCAGAGCATCATCATCGACAGCCTCGACCGCATCTACGACTACGTCATCGCCGACGCCATCGCCAAGGGCAAGTTGCCCGACGACCCGGACTTCAACCGCAAGTCATGGATCACGCCCCGCGACATCACCGTGGACGCTGGCCGCGAAGCCTCGCAAGACCGTGCCGACCTGCAGATGGGTCTTACCACGGCGCAGGCCATCCTCGGCAAGAAGGGCATGACCTACGACGAGGTGCTCGAGCAGCGCGCCGTCGAGATGGAGAAGCTCGTGCAGAAATCCAAGGAGCGGAACCTCCCGCTCTGGATGCTTTACCAGTCGGCCTTCAACTGGCTGCAGCAGGGTCAGGCTTCGAGCCAGACGCCTGACGCGGTCGCCGACAACCTCGACCTCCCTCCCCCTCCCGAACCCTCTAACCAATGAAGTGCTTAATCAACGGACTGTCCGGGCGAGAGCCCCTGCTCTGCGACCCCATCAAGGCCGCGAACCACATGAAGTATGCCGAGAAATACGGCGTCGTGGACAGCGTGCTGGATATGTTCTTTAACCCTGTCGCGAAGCCCTACGTCACGCAGGGCGGAACGGCGGTCATCCCGGTCCAGGGATTCCTCGGTGTCGGCCTGACCAAGTTCGAGAAACTCACCGGGGCCATGGACATGACCGAGGTAAGCGAGCAGATTGACGAAGCCCTCGCCAACCCTGCGGTCCAGCGTATCGCCTTCGAGATTGATTCCCCTGGTGGGACTGTCGTCGGCACGCCCGAACTCGCCGACAAGATCGCGAGCATCCCGCTGCCGACCATGTCCTACGCCAAGAAGCTCATGGCCTCCGGGGCTTACTACACCGGCTCACAAGCCGACTACGTCATCGCCAGCCCTTCCGCCATGGTGGGCTCGATTGGCGTGATCGCCGTGGACGAGTCCTACGACGAAGCGTTCAAGAACATGGGCCTCAAGGTCGAGGTGTTCCGTGCGGGCAAATACAAAGCCCCGAACATCGCCGGCGAAGGTTACACCGACGAGATGCGAGCGCTCGAGCAGAAGTCCATCGAGGCCATGCACGAAGAGTTCAAGCAGACCGTCCTCCGCAAGCGTTCGCTCGCCAGCCGCGAAGACATGGAAGGCCAAGTGTTCTCTGGCCGGGAAGCCGCCGCCAAGAACCTCATCACGGGTCTGGCCACGTCCTTCGCCGAGGCCCTCGCCGCTTTCGAGCAGGCCGCTTAACCTTACCCCCTACGCAATAGTATATGACCATCGAAGAACGCTTCAAGGCCGCCGAGGCCGCTGTCGTCTCCCTCACCGCTGAACGCGACGATCTCCGCAAGACGGTCGAAGCCTCTGCGGTCAACGTCTCTGCCGAACTCGACCAGGCTAAGGTCGATGCCGCCGCCAAGGACCAGAAGGTTCAGGAACTGGAAGCCGCCCTCGCCGAGGCCAACGCCAAGATCGTCGAGCTCGAAGCCTCCAAGGCCACCGCCTCCGTCGAAGCCGCGAACATCCTCGCCTCTTCTGGCGTGGCTCCTGTCGCCGCCCCGGTCGTCGCCGCCGCTGTTGGTTCCATCAAGGACCAGTATGACGCCATGCCTAAGGGCCCTGAACGTCAGGCGTTCTTCAAGAAGCACAAGGCCGTCCTCTTCTCCAAATAATTCCCCCCCCTCTAACCCTCCACTAGCTACCCATGCCTAACACCATCAACAGCGCTCTGATCGTCGATACCGTCGCCGAGCTCAGCCTCACCTCCCTCTCGAACCGCCTCGCCGCCCTCGGCAACTTCGCCTCCGACTTCTCGGCTGACGTGAAGCGCCCGAAGGACGTCGTCCAGGTGGCTCTCTCCACCGCCGGCAGCACCACGCTGACCAACCCGACCGCGTTCAACGTCATCGGTGACAGCACCCTCGGCGCCACCGCCGTCTCGCTGAACCACCTCTACCAGCCCTTCGGTCTCTCCTACGCCGACATCCAGAACGGCATCAAGCTCGAGAAGATTCTGAAGATCAACATGGACAAGCTGGCCGACTCCATCTGGGCCGCCGCTACCGCTCCTATCACCGTCGCCAACTTCGGCGCCGCCACGGTCACCGCCGCTGATTCGGCTGTCACCCCTGGCTCCGCTCAGCTGAAGGCTCTCTGGGCCGGCGTCTCCAAGGCTGGTCGCAAGACCCTGATCGTGAACCCGGGCATCTACTCCCAGCTCATCCCGACCAGCACGACCTCCCTCCCGCTCTCCGCTGGCGCTTACGGTTTCGATGGTGGCGTGTTCTACGCTTCCCTCTTCCCGTCCGAAGCGAAACTCGCCGGCTTCGCGGTTTCCAGCGAAGCGCTGGCGATGGCCGCTGCCGCCCCGGACCTCGACGCTGTCGGCAACGACTTCCTCGTTCGCGAAGTGGTTCCGATCGAAGGTCTCGGCATCTCGGTCTACTACAACGTCTGGGCTGACAAGAGCACCCGTAACCTCGTCGGTTCCATGGAACTGATGTTCGGTGCCAATAAGGCGATCACCACGGGCACCCTCGCCTCGGTCTACAACCCCTAATCGGGGCTGAGTCCTGAAACAGCCCCCAGCGATGGGGGCTTTTTTGTATCCCTAAATCCCTACCCACCCTCATGTCCCTCTACGGTTCCACCTTTAACTCTGACTTCCAATCCATCCTGGCAGACATCGGGGTTCCGGCTACGGTCGGGGCCAACCTGTTCCTCGTCGGCCTGTCCCAACCCATGAACACTCCCAAGTTCGACGCGGGGGGCTTCACCGAGGAAAAGATGTGGACGGTGCGTTTCGCCGCCGCTACGGCCCCTTGGACGGCTTCTGATGGCCGGGTTGGAGGTCAGGTAGCCACCATCGTCTCGGGCGTCCCTATGGCCACCCTAGCCCCGGGCAAGAAACTGACGGTCAACGGGCAGGTCCTCCGGGTCAAGGGCCAGTCCTACAAGCAGGCCAGCGCCGTCATCGAGCTCACCTGCATCGACGATAACCAGTAATCGTGCCCATCGAACCCAAGAGCAAGGCCGACTTTGACAAGGCGATTACGGACTTTGCCAAGCAAGTTAAGGTCGAACGGGACATCATCGCCAATGAGCAGATGCGCCTGATGCTCCGCGACGCCATGACGTTCACCCCTCCGATGCCCAAGGGCGGGGGGCAGGGTTTGAGCCCATCCGCCCATAAGGCAGGCAAGAGCAAGTTGGGGAATGACGTGCGCCGAATCTTCGTGCCCATGGACAAACCCCAACGAAGTATGCCCGTCGTGCTTCGACAGATTATTAATTCAGTCAAATCTCGTGACCAGTATGGATTCTTTGAAATCCATGGGGGCATGACGTCCTCTAAACTTAGCCGATTGTCACCGGTCATGCGCAAAATCATGGACGATACTAGCTACCTTCGGGCCTTTACGAAGGCCAAGAACTACCTGAACAAGGCGAACATCTTCGGACAGATCAGGGCAATCGAAGGTCCGACCAAAGATTTACGCGGCATCCATGATAAATACAAAGCCAAGGTCAACGGGCGATGGCCTAAGAATGCCCCGATTGGCGGGCCTCAATACTTTGTCGGCAGCGCCCTTATGCTGGAAGCCTACATCGCCGAACGTCAATTCAAGGTCGGCCGAGTCAAGGCTGGCTGGGCATCTGCCATGCAGCTGATTCCTCCCCTCGTATCAAGCAAGGGTAATGCTCGAAACTATGGTGTTTATAACGCCCCATGGGTTGACGCAAACAGATCGGGCATGGGTCAGTTCTCCATGAGCAAGACCCCGCAAGCCATCAACATGACGGCTACCAACCTCATCGGGAACATCAATAATGTTGCGGGAGAAGCTAAAACCGAGAACCTAGTCTACGGCAACCGCGTCAGACAACTTTACGACACCGTAAACGCTCGAATCAAAGACAAAACCGAACGCGCTAACCGCAAGAAATAACCTCTCTATGGGAACGAAATCTGCCAGACATATCGTGGAAGCCGCAGTGGCCACCCACCTCACCGCCCAGGTCGAACTGACCGGGGTCAACATCTACAAGGGCGACAGCGCCGACACGAACGTGCTCCCCAAGGCCATCGTGCTCTGCGACTCCGCCCGCCTGCCTAACGACCTTCCAGATGGCCTTGGCAACTACTCATGCACATTCCGAATCACGCTCTTCGACTCTGCCGACGACGTGACCCTGACGGATCACCGCGCCCGGGTGGCCGCCATCGCAGGGGCCATGCAGGACCTCGACGCGCTGCAGGCCGTGTTCACCCTTCAGGGTGACGGGACCTGCTACGACATCACCCCAATGTCCGAGGATGAAGGGGTCAACGAGCGCTCCTGGGCATCGGTGCTATCCTACGACATTCTGGTGGTCGTGAACCCCGAGGGCTAACCTTACCTTATCCGCAATAGTATA